ACCCGCAGCACTGCTGCCGCATCTCCCAGTATTTGCAGTCCCAACACATTGGCGGGCTACTGGCCGGCCGCAGGTTGGTGACCGCTGCGCGGTAGATCGACTGCGCTCGCAGCAGCGCTTCCTGCAGCTGCACCGTGCCGGTGTCGGCCTCGATCTGCAGTTCGGGCTTGGGACCCAGCACGATGCGCGCGTGCCAGTTGCGATCGGATCGGCTGCACACCAGCAGCAGGCGGCCGGCGTGCAGGCTGATCACTCCTCTTCTCCGTGACTCGGTAGGTGGTAGAGACGCTCGAGCGTCATGCTGGCTGGCTCGGGCTCACCGGCTGTGACGTGTGCCGCCACCGGATCGGCCGGGTTGGCCGCCACAAACACGGTCGGCCAGTGCAGCTCCTTCACCACCACCAGGCTGGTGCGGGGACTGCGCACCAGCACCCACAGCGCAGCGCGCTCGAGCAGGTTGAGGCCGGGCAGGTGCATCATGCCTCCAGTTTGGCGATCAATCGATCGAGATACCACCGGCACTTGCGCGCATCCTGCAGGGCATTGCCCTTGCACCAGATGCGCAGCAGATACTTCAGCGCCTGGCCGTGCAGGTAGGCGGGCACCATGTGCGGCGCGTCCGCGATGGCGGCCTCGATCACGTCGATGGCCTCAACCGGGCCGCGCTTGTAGTGGTCCGGGTTGATCTGGTCAGTCATCAAGCCATCCCCATGCGATGCGTTTGCAGATGCGCCATGCGTGTTTCTCGTCCACATCGAACTCAGCCGCCAGCTGGCGGTAGCTCCACCCCTCGGTGCGAAGCCGGCGCAGCTTGCGCACCAGCTCCGGCGTGAGGATCGCGGCGATGTTCTCCTCGCCAGCCTTGAATGGCCGGCTCATCGCCACTTATCTCCCAGCAGCTGCTGGCGGCAGATCTCGATCGCCTGCTGCGCCTGCTTCTGGCTCAACACCGACTCGGTGGCATCCATGGCACGCACCACGCGGGCAAGCAGCTCGGGGTAGTCGGTGTCGCGGAAGTTGGCGGCGATGTCGGCGCAGAACTCCTGCCACAGGCCGGTGTAGGTGCAGCAGGTGCGGCCGCTGCGTTCATAGAGCGCGTCCAACATGTCGGCGCGCATCTGGTCGAGCTGGATGGTGTTCATGGTTCGAGGTGTTGGCGGATGCGGAGCAGCTCAGCGCAGAGCTGCTGGCGGTTGCGGAGCCCAACGGTGCCGCACAGCTGGTCGATGCGGATGTCGATCAGCTGGCGGATGCGCTGGCGCTCCTCAGTCTGACCAGCGGTGAAGGCGCTGGTGTCGCTGAGCAGCTGCTCAATGCGGTGGCGGATGTCGCTCATGGATGGTCGATCGTGACGGTGGCGATGCCATCCAGCGGCACACCAAGGCGATGCGCAGCACCGGCGCTAAGGTCCAGGCTCGAGCAGTCACAGCGGTCAGTAACGCGCACGGTGAGCACACGGCCGCGGTGGCTGACGCGCACCGGCGTGCCGCAGGGCAACCATGGATGCGCCGCCGACACATCCCAGTGGCGGTAGGTGCCGCCGCAGGCGGTCTGCCGGCCGTGGTACCAGCCGTCGTAGACGGTCGCCGTCACCGAGCGCGCGTGGGCTGGCATGGCAGCCAGCAGCAGCGCTGCAGTCAGCAGGTGGCGCATCATCAGGCCACCTCCACGGTTGCACCCGGCCAGCGGGCTTCTGCGTAGCGGATCGCGTGGCGCTTCGTCTCGGCACGCGTGATCCACGTCATGGGCTGGGCACCCTGCGGGTAGACGATCAGCCGGAACTCGCGGGTGCGCGCCTTCGGCCGCGGCCGGCTGATGCCGTCACCGTGCTGGCTGGTCTGTGGTCCGTCTGCCCATTGCCAAGGCAGCATTGCTCCAGTTGTTTCAGGCATTGGTTTCTTCGGTGTTGAGCCATTCGATCTGCGACCACCACTCGAGCCATGTGTCGGCGGCGATCAGCTTGGCCTCAGTGAGGCTGGAGGCCTCCACGCACTCGAGCACGTTGGCGGCCTTGATCTGGAAGTAGTAGCGGCGGTCAGTCATTGAGCTGCTCCTCCACAAGCGGCAGTGAGGGACCAAGGGTTTCAAGCCAACACAACATGCACCAATGACCTTCGTGGCCTTCGATGTCGCTGCTGATGTAGTACTTGTGCGTACCGTGCTTGGGGCAGACAACCTTCTTTCGAGAAATCTTGAGATTCAGAAAGTCAGTCATTGAGCTGCTCCAGTGCGCGGCGGATGGTGTCGGCAGCTCCTTCCTTGAGGTAGCCCCTGTCGAAACTGATGTGCAGCTCGTCAAGCGCCTGCTCCTTCAAGCTTGGCTGCTTGGGCCGGCGTGCCGCGCGGAGAAGTTCAACAAGATGGTAGGTATTGAAGTCGTTAAGCAGCTCACAGCACGCCTCCAGCTCCTGATCGGCGCCCCATTGGGCAGCGCGGGCGGCGAGGTGCTCAGCAAAGATGCCGGGCTCTTCGTTGATCCACTGCTGCACCAGCTCAGTCGGCGGCGGGGTGATGGGGTGCTCAGTCATGCCGCACCACCTGCTGCGTGCCGGAGTGGGTGGGCTGGTGGTGAGCACCGGACTCGATGCCGATCATGGCGAACACGCTCGCGGCGATCAGGCAGCAGATGGCGTTGTTGATGTGGTTGATCATGATGCGAGCGCCACACGGACGCGGTAACGGGTGATGTTGAGGCGGTCGGCGATCTGACGCTGGCTCAGACCGGTGCGGTGCAGGACGCGGACGCGGCGATCGTCACTGGCGGTGAGCCAGTCGATCAATGCCACTACGAACAGCAGCGGCAGGAACAGCTTCCAGATCAGCAGCAGGGTGGTGGCGATCATGGCTGGAGTGGATAGGTGTGCCGGACCAACCGGCGGTGTGGGCTTACTTAGGCCGTGTTGGGCTCGTGGTGACGCGTCGTGTACCCGGTTCCGCGGGGGAGATTGTTTTGCGAGGGATCCCCGTCCCTCGTGTCACCACAATACACCGTCTGCCGCGCACCGTGCACCGCTGCTGTCACATTCCGTTACGTCCCCACCGGTCGCGTTCCTCCACCGCCTCCACGCGCATCTTGGTGTGCCCAGCGCTCAGCTCCAGCGGCACGCGCAGCACCGGCTTATGCCCGTGCGCCACGCTCCAGCCCACCGCGTAGTCAGGCACCGCCACCTCCACCGTGAACCACTTGTGGCCGCAGTCGGCGCACTGACGACGGCGCACCACCTGGTCCGGCAGTCGGTTGTTGGTGATCGGCACCCGGATGGTCTCGCTACTGCATTTGGGGCATTGCATCGGCAACATGGGGACAGTTCGCCCCAGAACAATGAAATTCGGTGAGTGGATGGTGGCGCAGATACCACCGGAGAAACAGTTTTTGATCGAAAAGCAATGCCGCGACATCGAACGCCACCCGCAGGTGGGGCCGCTCGCGGCAAAGCTCCTCAAGCAGTGCTACCACCAGCAGGAAATGCTCCAAGCCGCGGTCAATGAGATCGCGCGCCTAGAGCTCCTGCTGATGAAGGCCTAGAACAGATCGGCCTCGGTGATCTCCGTCACCACGCCATCAGTCGCCTGCGCCAGGCTGGCAGCTGCGCTCTGAGCGGTGACGGGCGGCACCCAGTCACGGGGAGGCTGCGCCACAGCACTCACATACGCAGTCCCGCTGCTGCTGGTCTTCTTCCAGCCGCTCACCGGCACCTGCACGCTGCCGTACTGGTCAACCGGCTGGCTCAGCACGAACGCGCACAGCGCATCGAGCTCCTCCGGCTTGATGTTCATCCGGCCGCTGAAGTCCACCTTGCTGTCGGGCTTGGTGGACTTGAAGATCGCCAGGTTCAACTTGAAGGTCATGGTCTCGGGTTGGTAGGTGGGTTGTTGGGCATCCCGCGCAGGTTTCGAGCCTCGTAGGCCTCCACCTCAGCGACGGGATACAGGACACGGCCTCCGATCTTCACGAACCTCGGGCCGCGGTTCTGGCTGCGCCAGTTGTCGAGCGTGCTCAGCGTGACGAC